ATCGTCCAATGAGGTAGCCGTGTACGGAACAACCAAATCATCCGCAGGAACAAATTTAGAAACTGCTCTACCTTCTACTTCATCAAAGTAAACTTTTTTGAAAGTAGATCCTGCTAATGGTAGATGGAATAACATAGAATCAAATTCTGGTTCATACTCTTTCATCTGATCCATAATTTGATAATTCATAAAATCTTTTACACGATCAGCTTGTTGAACTTTATCTGGAGTTTGTAATCCAAGTATCTGTGCTCTTACAGGTCCATCTGATGGTAATAATTCTTTATAAGCTAATGCTTGAAACTGTGTAACTGCTTCTGCAAGAACTGGGTGAGTTGCACCTGAAGCTCCTTGAAACGGTTCTGTTCTTTGATCGTATTTAAATCCTAAAAGGTCTAAACCTTGTGTATAAGTTTTTTCCCAATCTTTTCTTGATACAGAGTAGTCTGTGTATTTTTGATTTAAGTCTGAGCCTAATGATCCTAAAGTATCATCAGGTAAAAATTCTGCTAAGTTTGCATAGTGGTCATCGCCACCTTCTTGAGAGGCAGCTTTTGGATCAAAGTTAATATCAACTGAGCCATCTTCATTTTGAACTTGTTCTACTTCTCCTGGTTTTTCTAATTCAGCTTCAACTTCTTCTACTAAAGTTTCTTGAATCTCTTCTTCTCCAGGAAGCGTAATTTCTTTTCTAGGCTCGTTTGGTAGAGCTTTGTCTATTGTATTGTCTGCCATTTATTTTCTCCGTATGTTTTACTGTTCTAACAGTATTATAATTAATATTCAACCCCTGACTCGTGGGTCCGGCCTCAGGAGGCAAGAGGTCTTTTTTAGGGTACGTATGTTTCGGTTTCATCATCTTTTCCTTTAACTCTTGATTTTAAATCTTTATAGCTCTGTGCAACTTCTGGCCCAGCTAAATATGCAATACCTAACTCTTCATTTCTCATTCCTTGATCTGCTGCTTTTGCCACATCTGCTCCACCCATAACCATACCTGCTGTACCTAATACAGGTACAAATGGAGAGACAGCTCTTAGTGCTACCTTACCAATTGGTTTGGCAAACTTACCAAATCTTTCGGCAGCTCTTTTAATAATTTCTTTTCCCTTATCGGTAGAAGGTGTTTCACCTTTTAAATTCATACCAGGTTCATTCGATATAGCTAAACTTGGATCAGGTAATTTTTCTTTTACCATAAATCCTTCTGGTGTTAATCCTGTTTTCTTAAATGAAAGTCTTGTTTTTAATTTAGCATAATCAGGATATTTTTTTCTTAACGCTCTATCATTTTTTAAATATTCTGTTGCAGCTGTTTTTTTAAATTCAGGTGGAGTATCTGGATTATTATACACATCATAAAATTTTTCCATTTCAGCATAAATTTTATCTTCGAAAGGTTTAACCATTCTTCTATTTTTACTACCTTCCGCATAAATTAGATTGTGTAAACCAACAGGAGAGTTTTTAGCTCCAGCATGTGTTAAATTTAAACCACTTGATCTAGGAGCTGCTATCTTTGCTTGAACCGATTCACTGGAAGTTTTTATTGTTCTTAATCTTCTATCTTTTTGAGATTGAGTTGGATCTTTCTTTTTCTTTTTCCCATATCTTGGATATACTATTTCATCTGGATATAACTTCTCATATTTGTCTAAGGTTTTTTTTCCAATAATTTTTCCCTTATAAAAATCTGACTTACTATAGTCCGAATACTTTGGATCATTTAAAATATCTATGACCTCTTCTTTAGAGGGAGGATTAAATTGATTTTTACCTGATGGATTATAGTTACCACCTTTTTTGCCTGGAGATCCTTCATCAAAATTAATACGTCCACCATCAGCCATCTTTGGAAAATACTCTTCTGCAAATTTATCTATATCCATGCCTGTACCTTCTTGGCCACCAAGTTCAATGTACTTTTTTGTAACCATTGAATTGTATTCAGTGTCACCACCATCTAAAAATTTAACCCGTTCCTCTTCTTCAAAACCTGGTAGAGATGGCATTTCTTCTCCTGGATTATTTTCTAAAAATTCTTTTAACTCTTGTGTTCTTTCTTTGATAAATTTAAGTGCATCGTTATAATCCATGGTGCCTGACTCCTCAATCTTTCTTAAATCTTTTTGAATCAAGTCAACCATCTCACCACGATCGAAACCACCTAACGCACCTTTGATACGTCTGTCTGTGTTTAGTTTAAACTGTTCTTCTGTGAAAGGTTTTGGTTTTGGGATTTGGTCCATTATAAGACCTTTACATTACTGATGTAATGCCACCAGCTTTAACACCCATTCTAGCTTCAGCTAATATCTGTCTAATAAAATCTTTAAGAGGCATTGGGTCTCTACCCATTTCCTTCATTTCAAAAACATACTGCTCATATTCTCTAAGCAACATTGGATCTGCTCCGCCTGCCATCTTAATTGAAGGAGCTCCTTCTTTTAAACCCATGATTCCTGATTCCTGAGTCTCGGTTGGTGCACCCATTTGTCTTAATAATTCTTTATATTCTTCGCTAGAAGTTTCTTCTATTTCAGGGATATCTTCTGAACCCATTGCATAATTTTTTCTAATCATTTGTCCTCCCATTGCATTTGGATCTCTATCCAAATAATATTCATAAGCCTTTTTATAATAACCCATTTGTTGTTTATCTGAAAGCTCAGAATAATCTAAACCATCTTCTCCTGCCATATCTTCAGCGATCTCAACAATTTTGTACTTATAATCGTCCATAACCTAATAATACACTTTTGGTGTCTGTTGTAAAGGTTCATCTTCATAATCATCTGGATGATTAATTAATCCACCTTGTCTGAATCTCATGACAGCTTGAGTCATAGAATCCACCAAGTCATCGTGATCTCCATAAGGAAATGCTGCACATTCTTCAATTACATCTTGTGCAAACTCCATTTCAGTTGGAGCCCAGATTCTACCAGACTCAAACAATGGAGATACAGAGTTAACTCTGGTGTGTTTATCATTACCTTTTGATGGTGTAAAATTTAAAACAGGTATACCCATCTTTCTTAATTCATAAGTAAGAGGTAACCCTGATGCCTTACTCTCGATTATAACCGTCTCTGGATTCCAATAACCATATTGATCCATAGCAATACGTTTTAGTTCTGGAAACTCATACCGACCTTTTATTGCATCAAGAAGCATGAGACAGGGACCACTATCCTCGTTAGGATGAAACACGCCCCAGGTGGTAATAGCAGAATAATCGGCAGTTTGTTTTTTCATAAAAGCTGTATCGTAAGATTGAATCACATGTTCGATTGCAGGCAAACCATCTTTCTCCCAAGGTTGCCACCATTCACGTTTTATTAATGCTCCTTCTTCTGAAGTAGGATTCTGCATATACTGTGCATTCCATTTTGAACCGGGGATAGAAGCCTTAACTGATTCTAAGTCAGACAAGTTCCAGTATTCAGGCCACAGGGGTTTACCACTTGGTAGGATCGCAGGAAACTCAATCACCTCCCACTGATCAGCCTTCGGTTCTTTTTGTGCAGAGATCAAACGACCTGCTAAATCTTTTTCATTCCATCTTGTCATTACAATTACAATTGTTCCACCAGGTTGAAGACGCTGACGTGGACCAGATGTATACCACTCATAAGTTCTATCTAGAGCTTGAGCATTCATTGCATCTTGTTCAGTATGTGGATCATCAATAATCAGGAGATCGGCACCCCTTCCAGTAATTGCAGATCCAACACCGGCAGCATAGTATTCACCACCTTGTTGGGTTTCCCATTTACCAGCAGCTTGAGAATCTTCTTTGAGTCTTGTTTGAAAGACTTCTTTGTATTCAGGAGAATCCATAAGTTGTTTAGCCTTACGACCAAACCTTACAGATAATTCAGTTGTGTTAGTAGATTGAATAATTTTTAGTTTAGGATTACGACCTACCATCCAGGCAGGTAATAAGTAAGATGCAAACTCAGACTTAGTATGTCTAGGAGCCATATTAATAATTACACGTTTAGTTTTACCAGAAGCAATCTCATTGAATTTTTTAGCAACTTGTTTGTGATGTTTACCTTCAATAAAATCAGGCCAAACATGTTTAACGAACTTCATGAAGTCCTGTTGTATATCAGCTTCTTTTTTCTTGTCTTTCCATTTAGCCATATACAGAGCTAATTGTCTTTTGACATCAGGTGGGAGCTTTTCAAATTTCTTTAGTTTATCTATATCCATAGTGCATTCGAAAAAAAATTTTGCAAAATTTTTTCAGTTATGTTTTCAGAACCTTAAAGTATTTTACGGCTACGATTATCCAAACCTTTGTATAAATACGTATATATCAAGATTCTTTTTTGTCGCACCTTAAACTAAAAATAAAGAAATTTCAAATTTTGCCTGGGGCTTGGTACCTCTACGAGGCGCCTGCGACATTTTGTCGCAGGCTGCTTGGTGCGACGTATTGTCGCACCTTGTACTAGGAGGCTAGTCTAGTAGAACCATGTAAGCGTCAGGGTTTTCTTGTCTAAACCAATTAAGATTCTCTCGAACTTTGTCCCATAGTTTAGAACCGCCCCAACCTAATTTCTTGTCTTCCTCAGTTGCCATGTATTCATAATAGAATATTGCATCATGCTTCTTGGCTTCTTCTCTTGTTAGCATTACAGATTCACCGCTGAATCTGTTTACTCTTTTGTGTGTCTTTTGTTCTGTCATATTTCCTCGCTTTGTTATGTGCCCATTATAACATCAATGGGCACATGAGTACATTGTCAATCTTGTCGCACCTCAATCTTTGTTTCTGTCCATGCTCTTTGAGTCCACCCATATTCAGTTGTGTTTTCTGGGTGCTTGACTTTTGAAACTTCGATCGGTGTTTCAAGAGCCTCGGCTCTTGGATATAGCCCAATGAATTCTTCCCAATGCGCATATGCAAAATCATTCCAACAACCTTGACTACAAAAATGTGAAAACAAATTATTTACATTCCAATTATTTTTTGCAATCTTACGAGTTCTTAAAACCTTTTGACCTTTAACACCTCGCACTCTATCCTGTGTTTCACGCTTATGACAACTTGGGCCATGACACCAATTATATTCACTCATTCCAACTCCTTTTCATTCTTTTCATTTCACTATACAACTCGCCCATTTGCAACTTGTCGCAAGTCTTAACCCACTCGATTAATTCTTGTCGCATTTCTTTTTGTTGTTCATGAGCCCTTGCTCTATTTTCACTTATCACTTCAAAATGTTCTTCGTTCTGTTGTGCCATATTAACCTCTATCTATTATTGTCCAACTGTCTGTTGCAGTTCGGTATTCGTTTTTATCAACATCAAAATACGTCATCAACATTCTATTTGCTTTTGACGTCCAATACTTACACTTATCTGTCCAAAGTGCATTTCTTGTAATTGTCATTTTATCTTTTGCCGAAAAGTATCTTACTTTAAATGGTTTGTTGTTTATCATATTCCTCGCTTTCTATGTGCCCATTATAACACAATGGCGAGAGTATCGCCATTGTGCAGTTTGTCGCAGTTAGTTAATTGCCTCTTGTTGCATTAAACCTTTTGCAATAGCAATTTTTTGATCTCTAGTTAATTCAACTTTATCTTCTAAAAGACTAGCCAAATTTTCTGGACTATAAATTGATAATGCCATTGAGCTACTTTCATTCAATACACTTTCATTCAAAGCAACTCCAACTTTGTCAGCTAGTGCTTTAGCTTGGTCAAAGTATTTATAAGATTTTAAACCTAATCTCAATTTGCTCATCTTATCTTCAACATAAGAAAACATTTGTTGATGAGATAGTTTTACATTTTCAACTGCTTGATTATACATTTGAAAAACTTTAATTGTATCTTCGTCAACTTTAAACTGTCTTGAATGACAATAAGAAGTTCCTATTGTCACAAGTTTAAAATCATTTTCCCATTCGTCTTGATGATAGATTGTGTTTCCTGTCTTATCATTCCTACGACCATAACCCAAAAAATTCTCAACTTTACTTTCCATATCATAATATACAGGATTTCTTTTTGAGTAATCATCTTGAAGTTTTAGTTTATAATCTGCGTCAAGACCTTTTGCATTAATCTCATCTCTATAATAAGACCTTGCAAAATCTCTATCATCTAAACTAAACTTAACATGTTCGCTATTTTCGGATTGGTACTCATTACCCTCATCATCAACTTTTGTGATTGGTTGAGTGAAGTGAAAACAATTATCTTCATACAACTCGCCACCTGCACGATTATATTTTTGTGTCATTCTTCTAATCGTGTCAACATCTTCTTGAGGTTGATGTGCTCTTACAACTTTTTCTGCAAGTGATTTTGTAATCTCTCTTGCATGGTTGTAATTTTCTATTGCTTTTAGATGTGATTGTCTTTTGGGATTATCTTCACTTTCCCAATGTGCTTTGAAAACATCTGCAATAGTTTTTCTTTTTTCTGCATTTAGTGTTAGTCTTTTAGTCATTTGACCTCGCTTTCTATATTTATATTACTATATCATTGTGTCCGAATTATGACTACCATTAGCCAAAATTACTGTGTCTTTACTATCATCTAAATAAGGATCAACCTTTTGTAAATGATAAGTAATGTCTTTATTATTATTCAACTCATCTAAAGCTAATAATTTTCTAGTAGCAGTAGTTAAATTAAATATGTCTTTTGAGTAAATGCTATATCTAGCCTCGCCCAAAAAATACTCTTTTTCAATTATGAAAAATTTACTTTCTTTGTCCATTTATTTCTCCTCTTAGTTGTTGGCTTTATTTTTAAATCAATAGGTATATAAAAATCTAAATCATCAATTATACTTTCACTTTCCCAAATTTCTTGAGCAAAAATAAAAGTTTGATTTGTAAGATTTGTCATCTCACAATTTAGTTTTACATTTTCTCTTTTGACTTTCATGCGAATAGTTTACAAAAAAATTGTGGCAACAATATGTCAAACCATTGGTCATTATTGTCGCACCCTGGACAAATTGTCGCAGCGTCAATTTGTTTCTTGACTTGGTCAAGATTGACGCACCATGCCTCATGACATACTTTCGCCACAATCCTATATTATTATATATTTACTCTAAACAAGTATAGACTTGCACTATTCAAAGCAAGATGGGACTTGCACCAGAAAAAGCAAGTAGGATT